ACTACTAAATCATGGTGGGGCGTAGACTTTGGCAGTGGACAAACTAAAACAATTAAATCTGCTACGTTGTTTGGAAACCAACCGGGAGACGGTTCTGCTGCTGGATTTATCTTTACCTCTGGCGCAGTCACTTGGACACTTTTTGGTAGTAACTCCGCAGTAGCAACAAGCAGTAATGATCTGTCGGGAACAACAACTTTAGGAACGGCTGCTGTTGCAGACGGTGTTACAAAAGGTGCAACGGTGGTTATAGACGCCGCTGGTAACAGTTCAGCTTTTAGATTTTATTATGTGCAGATGAACACCACACTCAGCACACGTAGATTGTTAGGAGAGATACAACTTTATGAAACAGACGGTGGCGGAATAGCTAAAGATAGTTCTGGAGAAAATAATGATTTTGCAGCACTTGGTGCTTGGGTAGCCACAGATCAGTTTATAGATACACCTAGCAAAAACTTTGCAACTTTTGATACTGATAATAACCAAAGCAATATTTTATCTGAAGGCAATACAAAACTTGCTCCCGGTGCATCAGGGTGGCAAAGTACTGCTGCAACTTTAAGAGGGTTAACAAGTGGTAAGTTTTATTTTGAATTTACACCAGAAACTGCAAATTCTAACATTGCGCTAGGCATAGGTTCACCTCCTTTTGTTACTACTGGTGGGACTTTACCCGGTAGTAATGTTAATGAGTATTCATATTATTTTGCCGATGGTAATATTTTTAATAACGGAGTTTTTACAGCGTATGGTAGTGCTGTTGGTGCGGGTGTAGTTGTAGGAGTTGCCATAGATTTAGATAACAATAAAATCTTTTTTGCTAGAAATAATACTTTTGAAGATTCGGGCAATCCTGTAACAGGCGCTAACGCTGCTTTTACAATAACAGGAAATATATCCTACGATATTGTTGTAGGCATGACAAACAGTGTCACTACAGCTAATAACACTATAAATTTTGGAGGACAGTCTGCATTTGCATTCACCCCTCCAACAGGATTTGTTGCAGTCAACCAAGACAACCTAGATGATACTCAGTCTAAGCTTACAGCATTTGCTTGGATAAAAAACAGAGATGCCGCTGATAACCACATGCTTTTTGATAGAGTCAGAGGCGTGGGTAATGACTGGCACTCTAATGCTCCGGAAGCAGAAGTATTTAACGTCAACACGGTTCAGAGATTTCTTCAAAGAGGTGTACAAGTTGGTAATAACGCAGAGGTAAATACTGTCAATGAATCATTCATTATGTGGCAATGGCTTATGGGAGACGCTGCTACAACTGGAACTTTAAATGAAGAAGGTAGCATAGACAGCACAATAATTACTGCTGCTTCTGAACATTTTAGTGTAGGTACTTACACGGGAAATGCCACAGATAATGCCACGGTTGGACATGGTCTTGGTGGATCACCCGAGATGATTATAGTAAAAACTCTACCAGATGCAGTACACGGTGTCTGCTGGCACAAAGACGTAGCACTCTCACCTAATGCAAATGCAAATGCAGACTGGGCAAGAAATACTGCGTTTGCTGTAAATAGTGCAAAGTTTGGAGGAACGAGTAGTACACTCCCTAGCTCAACAGTTTTTAAAATGGGCAATAACGCCGAAATTAATCCCTCTTCAAAAAGTGTGCTTTTCTATGCATTCAGGTCAATTCCTGGGGTGTGTCACGTGTCGAGTTATTCAGGAAATAGTGCCAATAATGGACCATATATTAGTACAGGATTTTTGCCTCGTTGGGTTATGATTAAACAGACTGCTTCTTCGAACCGGTCTTGGAATATATTAGACACAGCTAGAGAACCATTTAACGCTGCTAATCCGTTTGTTCTTCTGGCAGATAGCACAATAGTAGACCAGGCTGGATTAATAGGAGATTTTGATTTTTTAGCCGATGGGTTTAAGATAAGGGCTAGTTCAGCTAATGCTAACACAAACGGAGAGAATTTCATCTACATAGCCATGGCAGACATAGGCGGCAACGGAACACTACCTCCAATTTACGGACGGTAATTTAACAAAGGAACTAAGAATATGTGGGCAAGAATTATGGGCAGTCAGTTGGTAGAAATTATCAACACTCCTAAAGGTATGACGATTAATGGTATTCAATACCCTGTTTCAATCTTTACTAGAGCATGGACAGATGCAGCTAGAAAAGCACTAGGTATTGTACCTTATGTTTATACAGGTAGCTCTGTTGAGAATATGTTTTATACAACCTCTGAAGCTTCTCCTTCTGTAGAAGAAGATAGGGTAGTTGTAGCCAAGACACAGTCTGCCAGAGATATGGCTAGTATTAAAGTTGTGATGAAGGATCATGTTAGTTCTGTTCTTTCTAGATACCTTACTCAAACAGACTGGTATCATATTAGAAAAATAGAAACTGATGAAGCACTTCCTGCTGCTATATCTAAGTGGCGTTCTGATCTTAGAGCAAAAGCTGTAGCTTTAGAAACTACCATAGATGCAGCAACAGATGTTGCAGGTCTTGAAGCCATGACAGTCTACACTACAGAGATGCAAGATGCAGGTAAGGAAGCCTCAGAGTTTGATGAGTGGCCTGTTGATCCTAGAAAAGAAGTGTTAGGGTAAAACTAATGAAGTTTTTAAAATATCTTATTCTTGGTATATTCTTTGCTACACTTCCAGCATGTAGTACACTAGGAGAAGAAGAAACTTGGTCTAAAGGAGATAAAGTATCATCTTTTTTTATCTGTAGAACAGAAGGAGATATAATGGCAGTAGCTTTAGCAGATTCTAAAGATAGACATCTACTACGCCAAAGTATTTTTAAAAAAACAATAACACAAGATTGTTTAAATTTAAATCCTTCTTTATCTTTTATTGTAAAAGAAGTAATAGGTAGTTATATAGATCATAATAATATAAAAACAAGTATCCTGTCTATTTCTTTTCCTAATAAAGAAGATACAACTGTTTACATTATTGCTGCCGGTTCACCAGTTAGTTTTAAAAATAACTCTTTTTAAGGAAAATAGCAATGGCTTCTTTTAGTGATAATTTAAGATTAGAACTTCAATCAGATGGAGAAAATCCTAATACGTGGGGTACGATCCTTAATGACAATGTTATTAAACTAATTGACTCTGCTATTACAGGATATACTTCTGTTCATGTCTGTGCTGGAGGAAGTGATGTTGTTTTACCTTTAGGTAATGGGAGTGCAGTACAATCAAGAAATGCAGTTTTAAAATTTGCAGGAGCAGTATCAGCAAATACTAATGTTATTATTCCTGCTAAATCTAAAATTTATATTATTAATGACGAATCAACCAGAGTAGGTAGTTCAACACTTACAGTTAAAACTAGTGCAGCTACAGGAGGAACAGGTAGAGCAATTCCTGTAGGTTCTAGTGAACTAATATACTGTGATGGTGTTTCTGTTTTTGGTCTTAATAATATAGGATTAAATTTAGGAACTGCTTCTGAATTAAATTTTGGTACTTCGATTAATGAACTAATTCCTGTATCTTCTGCTGATGTAAAATATGTCCAAGCTTCTGTATCTTCTAATATATCAGGAAATAAAGTGTTTCAAGGTACAGCTTCCTTTACATCAGCTACAGGATTTACTTCTAAAGTATTTAATACACCTACTACACTAGTAGGTTCTACTTCTATTACTCCTAACTTTGCAGTTAATAATGCTTTTTCTGTTACTCTTACAGCTAATGTTACTTTACAAAATCCTACTAATCCTACAGTGGGTCAATCAGGAACAATATATCTTATTCAAGATGGTACAGGGTCAAGGACTATGGTATTTGGAGGAGCATATAAATTCCCGGCTGGTACTGTTCCTGTCCTAAGTACCTCTGTAAGTGCAGTAGACTTATTTGTATATAATGTAAGAGAAACTTCTGCTGTAGATTCAGTTGTAATTAAAAACTTTGGACGATAAGAAATGACATCCACCTCTTCTAAATTTTTTAAACTAGATTTTAAACCAGGATTTCACCGAGAGACTACTCAGTATGCTGAAGCTGGTTCTTGGTTTGATGGTGATCGTGTACGTTTTAGGAGAGGCAAACCAGAAAATTTAAGAGGTTATCAGAAAGAACATGCGGTTGCTTTTGCTGGTGTAGGTAGAGACTTGCTTACATGGGCAAACGATAATACACAAAAACTTTTATCAGTAGGAACAGAAAAAAAATTATTTATTTTATCAGGAGATATTAATTTTGATGTTACTCCAATTACTGAAGTTGTATCTATTGGATCATTAGGTACAAAAGGAAGTTTTGCTACTTCAACAGGTAGTCCTCTAATAGAAGTAAGTTTAAATAATACAGGTACTAGTGTAGGAGACTCTATTTTATTTTCTGCTTGTTCTTTAAATGGTTTCACACAAGGTACTAACTTTGCTGCTACATCTTTTGGTGGACCAGTTTATGTAGTTGCTTCTACTAGTGGCTTAAATCATTTTTATGTAAGTACTTTAAATACTGCAGTTAGTACTGTGACAGGTGGTAAAGGAGTAGCTAGTTTTCTTCTTGCTCCTGGACAAGCAAACAATATACAAGGATTAGGTTATGGTGCTGGAGTATATAATGCAGGTACAAGTTTAGCTTCTGCTGCTGGTGGTAGAGGTTGGAGTAGACCCGCTCTATCTTCTAACATTACTTTCCTTGCTACTCAATGGTCATTAGACACTTGGGGTGAAGATATGTTAGCAGTACGTAGAGGTAGTCAACTATTTCATTGGGATGCAGATGCAAGCATTACACCTGAAAGAGCAACTATAGTTAGTACCAGTCCTTCTATTATAAATAGTATAGTAGTATCTCCTAATGACAGACATGCTATAGCTTTAGGTACTAATGAATTTGGTACAGGAGATTTTAATCCCTTACTAATACGTTGGTCAGATCAAGAAGACTTTACTAACTGGACGCCATCAGTTTCTTCTACATCAGGTGAACTACAACTTATCGAAGGTACACGTATTGAAGGTGCAATACGAGGACGTAATGCAATTCACGTATTTACTGATAACGGTATGTATGGACTACAATTTGTTGGTCCTCCCTTTATCTTTAGCTTAACTCTATTAGGTAGCAACTGTGGCGCTATTGGTCCACATGCAGCAGTAGCTGTAGATGGTGCATCTTTCTGGATGGGTGAGAATAACTTCTATGCATTTGATGGTAGAGTACGTAAACTTGATTGTACTGTTCGTAGATTTGTTTATGATAATATAAACTTAGTAAATAAAGATAAAATATTTGCAGCTATTAATTCTGAGTTTCATGAAATTGTTTGGTTATACCCTTCTGGAGAATCAACTGAACCTAATGCATATGTTGCTTATAATTATATGGAAGATGTGTGGACATATGGTACAGGATTTTATACTACATTTGCAGATAGTAATGTATTTGATAATACAGTTGCTACAGGAGAATTAGCTGGTACAGGAGCAGGTGGTAACCCAGCAGTAAGTATACCTACAAGTACAGGTCAATTTATCTGGGCAAATGAACCTACATCTGTATTTACAGGTGATACATCTATTGCTCTCACTTCGTTTCTTGAATCGTCTGACTTTGATATAGCAGATGGTACAGATATGATGTTTGTAAATAGACTTATTCCTGACTATTCTTTTAATGATACTGGAGTACTACAATTTAAAATAAATACACAAGAATATCCTGCTGCCACTACAATAGGTATAGGACCATTCGCCATTAACCGTAATACTAAGAAGGTAGACTTTAGAGCAAGAGGACGACAAGGCAATGTACGAGTCTCTACAGGACTTCTAGGCACATCATGGAGATGGGGTAGTGTACGACTAGCTGCTCAACCGGATGGTAAACGATAATGCTTTATCCTAACTTACCGGATTATACTAGTTTAAAAACAGATGACCTACAAAGATTTTATAGAGAGTTGTTAGTATATACAGATGAATTAAAATTTTTATTAGAGACAAGAGATACTGAATTAAATACTAGACCTGCTTCTAATATATTAACAGTTGTTACTGTAGTTTCTATAGGAAGACCTGCTAGTGGTAATGTAGTATTTGCTGCAAGTGCAGGTAAGTTTAGAGGATTTGTAAGTGGAACAGGATGGGTGGACTTTAACTAATGACAAGTACAACATATAAAGATTTACTGAATAATACTTATTTAGAAAATATGAATACTGGTTTAACTCAACAACCAGAGTATTTCGGTAAGACAACTACTGTTGGTCTGGCGAATCAGAAGCAACCATTGTATAATAATCAGAGTACTATGCAAGCAGATATGACACTGGCTCAATCTAATTACATGAATCCACAGAGAGTTTTATAAATGGCTTATATGCAACCACCTCAACGGGGTATTCCTAGACTTTTGGCTATGAAAGACCCTACTAATCCTGTTCTTATGCATATGTCTCCTATGGAAGCACAGCAGATAACAGCTATGCGTGGTCAAGGGTTTAATCCTCAGACTGGTTTACCTGTATTAGGTAGAGCAGAGGGTGGTATGCTTCAGTCAAGAAAACCTCCTTATAGTGATGTAGCACAAGAGTTAGAAGAAAAAGGTAGGTACGGAGATACACATCTGCTTCATGTTAGGGATGATGAACTACAAGGTTTATCTTCTTTAGGTCAGTTAACAATTAATCCAGACACAGGATTACCTGAAGCATTTAGTTTTAAATCTCTTCTTCCTGCAATAGGAGCAATTGCTGGTGCAGCTTTAGCACCATTTACTTTTGGTACAAGTATGTTGGCAGTTGGTGCAATGGCAGGACTAGGTAGTTTTGCTGGTGGACTTGCTGCTGGTCAAGGCGTAGGGCAAGCTGCACTAGGTGGTTTAATGTCAGGTGTTACAGCCGGATTTATGTCAGGTGCACCTGTAGGTTTAGAGGCACTTGGATCAGAAGGTGTGATGGGTGGTGTTGGTGAATTAGGTGTTGAAGCAGCATTCACAGGTGTAGGAGAAGCAGTACCGGGTGCTATAGGTTCTACTACTGCTAGTATAGCGGGTAGTACTGCAGCATCACAAGCAGCAACACAAGCAGCATCTGCGGCTGGTTTATCAGCACCTTTGGCACCCGGCGCATCACTCCAGTACAAATCGTTATTGCCGACACCAGTACAAGCAGCTAATACTATGGTGCCAAGGGGGTTGGAGACTGCGGCTTCGAGGGCGGCTGATCAATCCTTTCTGTCAGGCCAAGCTGCAAATGTAGCTTCAAGACAAGCTTTAACCACTACCGCACCAAACATACCTGCAGGTGCATTTGCACGTATTGATCCTACAACTTACCAACCACCCAATGAGTTTAAACAATTTTTTGGTGCTGATGATTTAAATAAAGTATCAAGTGGAGACTTAGGTGGTGGATATTTAACAAGACAGCAATCTATAGATGCAGGAATGATGCCAAGTGATATTTCTTTTTCTGAAAGAGCGGGTCAATTAGCTAGTTCTCCCAGTACATATATAGGAGCAGTAGGTAATGTATTAACCCAACCACCAGAATATGGTGAGTTTGAAGAAGAAGATTTAACTCTATCAGGATCATCCTATATTCCTCGTACTCGTAGGTTAGTTGGTGGAGAACAACGACCTGCGGGAACTACAGAAGAAATACGTAATCGTTATATTCAGGGTGGCGATGCTCAACCTTTAGTTTCTCCTTATAGGTTTGTAGCAGAGGGTGGTTTAGTTGGTTTAACTCCAGACAGTCAGTCAAAAGAATTTATTAGTAGTTCTTCATTATCTGCACTATCAAAAACACCTGAAGATAGAAAAATTACAAGAGGTGTGTCTACTCCCTCATCACAAAAGACTATGGGTATTCAAGAAATATTCAATAATATTCAAGGTCAAGGAACAAATGGATTTCTATCCGCTATACTAGCACATACTCTATCATCAAACCCTGAAGCAATGTCTCTTATTAATAAAAGTAATAATCAAAGTTCTCCAAGACATTTACAACTTCAAGAGTTTGGTTTAGGAAAACATGGTTACTTTGATACAGGTGCAAAAGGATTACAATCTTCAGCAAGTGGAGGTTTAATAGGTTTATCAGGAGGAGGTATGACTAATGGAAATTCCAGTTCTTATAGTTCTAATAACGCTCCTAGTTTTAATGGAGGTGGACAACCAGAACAAATGTCCTTCTTGCCTATATCTTTACAACATATGATGAATAGGCTAGGAGCAACAGACCCTGCTCCTTTTATAGAATTTGCTAAAAGAACACGAGATGTAGAGAGTAGTGGGGGAAGAGATAAGATTAATGATAAAAGTAGTGCACGAGGTAACTATCAATGGTTAACGAAGGTTGATCCTAAAGCTAAAAAGGGTGAACATAATTCAGTAAAAACTGCTGCAAATAGATTACAGAAAATTTATAGAGATGCAGAACAAGATATTCCTCAGTGGTTAAAAACTTTAGATATAAACTCTACTAAGAGTACAAAAGATTTAGAAAAAAATGTATTGTCTTTAACCTCCGAGCAAGAAGATCAATTATTTTATGCTAATATAAATTTAGCTAAAGGCAGTGACCAGTATTTACCACTTATAGCACAGGGTGATACAGAAGCAATGTTAAATGCTTATGGTGAAATTCATCATACTAATATGAAAAAACCTACAAGAGATGTAGCAGAAAATATTTTCTTATCTGAGTTTAAGATAGATGCTCCAATCAATGTTGGTCAAGGAACAGGATTAGATTCTCTTTCTCAGGATGTAGTTTCTGAAACTATGGTTGATGAGCGTATAAATACGCCCTATACTGTACAACAGGGAGATACTTTAAGTCAGTTAGCTGCTAAATCAGGCATATCTGTAGATGATATTATGAAAGCTAATTTAGGTAGGATTTCTGATCCAGATAAAATTTATACTGGTCAACAAATAGCATTGAGTGATTCATCTGATATACCTAATCCTGTTAGAATGGGTAGTCAAGGTGATGAATCTTCTATGGATTCTATACTAGAGACAATAAAGCAATTTCTTCCCAACTTTGCCGAAGGTGGAGGTATTAGTCAATACTATGCAGAGGGAGGAGATATAGGTCGTTATTATGAAGGTCAGGTAGTGGGACAAGGTGATGGCATGTCAGATCAAATGTTGTTTGAAGTACAAGGGGATAATCCTGATAAAGCGTTGCTAAGTAGGGATGAATATGTTATACCTGCGGACGTAGTAGCTATGTTAGGTAATGGTTCTTCTAATGCAGGAGCAGAGCAGCTAGATCATTTTATGAAGGGTATTAGACAACAGTCTTTTGGTACTACAAAACAGCAGAAACAAATGAATCCACAACAAGGACTAGCACAGTTAGCCTAAATGAAAATTATAAAAGTAGATAAAGAACTTATACCATATATGTGGTCTTTTGTTTCTGATCTTTTAGCTAAACCGTTAGATAGGAGTTTTGGAGAAACAAGATTAGAAGACATATATACTTATTTATGTGAAGGTTATCAAGATTTATGGATAGTTAAAGATACAGATAACTCTATACTAGTAGCTTGTAATGCACAAGTAGTAATATATCCTACTCAAAAAGTATATCAGATAATTCTTGTGGGAGGAGGTGGTTTTAAAGTTAAGGACTGGGTACATGAATGTTGGAAAGAAGATTCTTCTATTCTAAAATATGCTAAACAACAAGGATGTGTTAGAATAGAAAGTATTGTTAGAGATGGTTTACTTAAAACTTTAAGTGGTTATGATTTTAAAAAAACAGGAACATTAGTTCATAAGATAATTGGAGAATATTAATGGGACAAGGTAGTTACATGCAAGGTAATCAACAGTTACCTATGCAGCAGCAACAGGCACAGTACTCACAACAGCCAACAGGTTTAGGTAAACAACCTTCTATGGCTTATGGAGGATTAAGCAGTCTTCCTGCTACTTCTCAATCTATGCCCACACCTCCACCTAACTTTACTGGTCTGCCTAATCCTGTTCCTCCTTTAAGTGCTATGCCTCCTGCTTTACCACCTTCAGTTCCTGCACCACCTATGATGGGAATGCCTACACCACCTCCACCACCTATGCCACTACAGCCACCTATGATGATGCCACAACCTCCTATGATGCAACCACAACAGACTGTAGATACAGTGATGGTAGAAGATACAATGATACAACAGCCTAATTCTATTCAACCTCAACCATTACCACCGTATAGTCCTTTTAATACTAATGGATATTAATGAACATAATAAGAATACAAACAAACTGCATAGAAGTTACTTGGCCTTACATTAAAGATTTCATACAGAAACCATTAGATAGAAGTATGGGAGAAAGAAATATAGAAGATATATATTACTCATTAATACATGGTCAACAACAATTATGGGTAGCAGTAGATGAAGAAGACGGTATGTTTGGAATATGCATTACTCAGATACTAGAGTATCCTAATTTTAAAGCATTATCAATGCCTCTTATTGGGACTAAGCCACATACAATTAAGAAGTGGTTTGATTATGGAATGTGTGATGATTCTCCCATAATTAAATGGGCAAGAGAGTTAGGGATAAAAAGAATAGAAGGATATGCTAGAGATGGCTGGTTAAAGATGACTAAGAAATACAACTTTAAAAAATACTACACTGTTATAACAAGGGATATATAGTGATGGACTTGAAAAATTTTGTTAATGATCTTACAATCACAGATAAGATTTGTCTGTATAATACTTTGTATGAGGAGTTAGCTTGTAAAGGTATTGACGGGGACACTGAACTTGCTCATGTTAATCAGCAAGAGATGGCAGTCTTGCGTGCAATGGGTGGTTCAGGAACAATTAATCCTAATACTAATCTTGTACAATTTGGTGGTGGTGGTTCACCTCCTCCTCCTCCTCCGGCTGCTTCATCTACTGTTACTCAGCAAGCTACTATTCCTGATGAACTTAAACCTTTTGTAACAGATATTCTTGAAAAGGGACAAGCTATTCAAGAACGAAGAGAAGATGAGGGATATGTACCTTTTGATGGTCCACGTATCGCAGGTTTTGCTGAAGAACAAGAAGAAGCATTTACAGGATTACAGGGACAAGTAGGAGCGGGTCAGCCATTCTTTGATATAGCTACTGGATTGACTGCGTCTAGTGCACAAGCACCTACTGCTGAATCAGTAAGTCAATTCTCAAATCCATTTATACAGAATGTTATAGGTATACAACAACGAGAAGCAGAAAGATTAGGTGATGTAGAACGTCAGCGGATTGGTGCACAAGCTGTACAGGCAGGAGGATTTGGTGGTTCTCGTCATGCTATTCTTGAAGCAGAACAGTCTCGTAACTTACAACAAAGGTTAGGAGATATACAATCACGTGGTAGTGCTGCAGCTTTTGAAGATGCACAAGCACGACTACAACAACAGCGTGATCGTGAAAGACAAGCTGGTGCACAGTTTACAGGATTAGGTGCACAAGTTCCTGCTCAACGTATAAGAGAATTAACTGGTCTTGAAGCTGTTGGTGCACAACGTCAAGCACAATCACAACGCGGTTTAGATATAGCACAAGATGAATATGAGATTGCAAGAACATTTCCTGAAAGAAGTTTACAAGATTATAATGCTATTGTAAGAGGATATTCGGCACCTATTCCTGCCTCTACATTACAGAGGACACAAACTAGTACACCTGCTCCTTCGTTCTTGCAGCAAGCAGCAGGAATAGGAGGATTAGCTTTAGGTGCAGGTAAAGCATTTGGTGGTCTTAACCAAGGTGGTTTGGTTGCTTTAGCTGAAGGAGGAAAACCTGAAAAACCTTCTTTATTAGAAAAACAAGAAGAAGAGATTACAGAAAAAGCTAACAGAGAATCTTTATCTCAGGGTCAAGAATTTATTAATGAAGACTCTCCTAGCTTTGAAGAAGAATTTTCACAAGTTCAAAATTTAGGTAGGCAGATAGGTAGAAGTATAGTAGCTAGTCCAGCAGAGTATTCTACTAAGCCAGGACAGTCTACTCCCGGTGGAGCAAAAGGACAAAATTTTAATGTGGGTGGTAACTTTGGCTTTAAGAAGGGAGGTTTAGTTACTTTAGCACCAGGAGAGATGGTAAGCGAAGCAGAAGAAGTGGAGGTAAAAGAAGAAGAGTATTCTCCTGCTATAATGGATATGATAGTTAAGCCATCTAAAAGTTTGTATAAAAAAGCTGGACAGTATGTTGATAAAGCAGGTGCACAAATTGATGTAATGGGTGAAAATTTCGGAGGTACTAGAAAAGGATTAGAAGAGGCTAGAAAAAATTTAGAAGAGAAAAAGAATATTCTAGGACAAGGGACTATCACACCTGATCAAAAACAAAAACAAACAATCACTAAAGGAAAAGGTGGTCAGGAGGAACTTGTTAAAAATCTGATGGCGTCACTAAATAGCAATAATAATTTAAGTGGTATATCAGATGTGATGGCATCACAAAAAGAGGTGAATAAAGAACAAGCTAAACTTAGTGCAGAGAAAAGAAGAATCTTAGCAGCACAGAATAAAGATATGGAATTTGGCGCATTAGATTTTGCTGCAGGACTATTGAAGTTTGCTGCAGCTGATCCAGAAAAACATACTACTCAACAACTAGCAATTGCGTTTGGAGATATGCCAGAGAAGATGCAGAATGATGCTAAAGAAAAGAGGGCAAATGAATTAGCTGTCGCTGGTTTAGATGTAGCGGATGCTAGATTAAAAGCTGATGGTGAGATGAAGATGCTTACTCTTAATATTGCACTGAAAAAAGCAAGAGCATCAGGTGCTATAAATGCAGGAGATGCAGCAAAAATTATAGAGGCTGTAGGTCAAAATCCTGCAGCAGCGGTAGCAATGGCTAAATCTAAACAGTTTCCAGCTAATGTAAGTGCAGCTATTCTTGCAGCAGAAGGTTCATCACCACAAGCGCCGCCTAGAATACCCCCTAAGGGAGACGTAGTTAAGGCTACTTCCATGAAGGAACGACAATAATAATGTCTGAAGAACAACAAGCACAACCTGCCGCTACATCCTATGATGGTCTACAAGAAGATCAGAATGTTATAGATGCAATGTACTATTCGCTAGAGAGTTTAGGCGAACCAGTAGCATATGGTAATAACAAAGATATCCTTGATGCTTTTCTTACACAGAATAGATACTTTGAATCTAATCTTTTAGATACTGTTCAAGTAGGAAGTAAAGTAGAGGATATGGATGACACTGATAGGCATTTGCTTGGTGTATCTATGGATGCTGTTAACAGAATGCCTAGCTTTGGAGAAGACTCTGCACCTAAGTTGGCTGCTATAGTTGATTATGGCATAGGAGGAATTACTGATCCTACTAATATTGCTTCAGCTATTGCAGGTGCGTTTACTGCGGGTGGTGGTACAGTAGCAATACAAGCTACAAAAGAAGCAGCTAAACAAGGAATAAAAAAGTATATTCAGGCAAAGATGAAAACACTTATTTCACCTGCAGTCTTGAAAAGTTTAGCTGCAGAAGGTGCGGTTGCTGGTACAGGTGGTGCATATCAAAACTATGATAAACAAAATACTCAAATAGATTTAAACCTAAGAGAAGAAATTAACCCTACTGAAATAGCAATACAAGGTATAGCTGAAGGTACACTTAGTCCTTTATTAGGAGCAGGTGTAGCTACAGTTGGAGGTATTGGTACAACAGCTATTAAAACTTCTTCTCCTTATAAGTATGTTAATGAAATACCTAGTGTAGAACGAGCAAGCGCATGGTTAGAAAGAAACTTATCTCCTACTGCAGGAGTATCAGAAACTCAAAGAAGGTTAATAGAACGTAGATCAGGAGAAGCATCTAGTATTAAGCAGCAAGGAGAAGAACTTACTGAAGAATTAGATGAGATTATTAAAAGAGATTTTGTTACTGATTCATCTGGTTCATTGTCTGCAGCAGATAAGCAGTTTGTTGAGGGACAAGAGAGTATTATTAATAAAGCTTTACAGGGTGATGAGGAGGCATTAGGACAACTAGCAGATAGAAGTGTTGATGCACGTACTGTAATAGATAATTTCTTTACTGTAAGAGATAGCGCATTTAAATATGGAAAATCTTCTAAGCTAAATCCTCAAACTATAGGTACATTTAATAAAGACGCAAACTATGTAAGGAGTGTTCCTGAAGCATATGCAACAACTAAACGTGCAAAAAACTTTGATCAGTTTTTAAAAGATGAACCTAATATTTTAGAAGAATTAAAAGTAAATATGAGAGATGATCCTTCTAATAAAAGATGGAGTAGCTTTACTAAAAAATATATAGATGAGAAGGGTATAAGAGTAGGAAGTGATTCTTTAGAAGACAAGGCAGTTCGTCAATTTGCAGAACAATTATATAAACCTACAAGACAATTTAGAAAAGAAACAGGCGCATTTGAAAAGAAGTTAGATACACAAGAACTTCCTAGCACAGTAAAGAAAATACTAGGTTACAATACTCGCCCTGCTTTACGTGTAGCAGAGACAATAAATGCTATCATGGATACTGCCGTTAGGTCTAACACTGCTGCAGATATAGCTGGAGACGCTATACGTAGGGGTGTGGGGGTACGTGCTACTGATCCTGCTACTGCTGCACAACAGCTAGGTGTAGATGATGTGATATCTTTAGCAGGTAGTGTGCAGAAGAAAGCATTTAAAGGTAAGCAGCCAGAACTTGAAGACACTGTAATGAACCTTCCCTTTGGTAGGATAGATGATGATCTTAAAAATGTATACATTACAAAGGAAGAAGGATTAAAACTTAAAGAGTTATTGACTGAAGATTTTATTGGTTCAAGTTTAACTACGAGAGATGATTTAATTGGTAGTTTATCTCGTGGTGTTATGAATGTCCAAGGTTTCACAAAGGCAGGTAAAACAATTTATAGTCCTTTGTCTCAACTAAGAAACATAGCTGGCGCAGTAGGTTATACAGTAGCTAGTGGTAATGTTAAAGGAGTAAAGGATGGACTAACAGCATGGAAGTCTATGTATAAGGGAGGAAAATCAGACAACGAATTACAGCAATCTTTGATAAATGAATTTAAAGAAATGGGATTACAAGGATCAAGTATTGATCTTAACCAAACACTAAGAAGGTTTGGAGATATTAGTGAACGTATGGATGATGGTACATTTATAGAAAAATTTACTATAAGTGGGGGTGGTTCTGTCTTAGGTAAACCGGGAAGAGGAGTATCTAAGGCAGCAAGGAAAGCATACGGTGCTTCTGATGATGCTTTTAAATTTGGTGCTTATGTTAACGAAAGAAAAAAAGCTTCAGATGTATTTGATAACTATAGTCCTGAAGCACGGCAGCAAAAACTAGCAGACTTTGAAAGAGAATATCAAATCACCCCCGGTACAGCTACTAAAGAAGATTATATAAAAGAAAAAGCTTCTATTAACACCGCTAACATTACTCCTATCTATAGTCGTATACCTCCTCTTTTAGAAAAGATGAGACAAGTACCTGTGCTAGGTACATTTACTGCTTATCCTGCCGAGCGTTTAAGAAATAGTTATAATGTTTTAAAGCTAGGTTCAGATGAAATGATTGAAGGCTTTGAAACAGGCAACAAGGTCTTACGTAATCAAGGTCTTAAACGTTTAGGTCAATGGTATGCAGCACAAGGGGCAATCTATACTGGTGCTTATGCAGCTAATGAAGCTGCAGGTAATTCAGAACTGTTAGAAAAAATGCGTAGTTCTTTACCTGATTGGGAGAAAGATGCTGCTCTTTTAATAACAGGAGCAGATAAAGATGGTAATCCTACTTATATAAATTTAAGTTATCTTAACCCTGATCAACAACTAGCTGATGCTATTATGCCTATAATGCTGAAGGCAGGTAGGGGTGAGGACGTAACAAAAGATTTAGATAAGTCTTTGTACAGAGCAGCTACAAATATTTTTAAACCTTATCTTAGTCCTTCTCTTGCAGTAGAAGCAGGTAAACCTATGTTTGATATAGTTAAGTCTGTAATATCAGGAGAAGGTTTACCAGATGATTCAATTCTTAAATTAGTTAAAACAGTAGAACCGGGATACACTAAGATGGTAAGAGACATGGCACAGGATGCTAACGTCTTTGAAAACTTTGGTGAGATAGGTACAGATGCAGAAAGATTTTTCTACCCTCAAACATTTGGTAATACAGGTGATGATGCAGAAGGATTCTTTGATCTATTAGAAAAGAATGGTTTATACTTTGGTACTAAAGAACAGGTCTTTGATCCTAAAAAAGTTATGGGTTATAGTTTAAATACTATTAACTCTAATGGGAAAGATATTGCTAATGACTTTAGAATTGATTTAAGAGAGCAGTTGTCTGACCCACGTACCTTATATACTCCTGAAAATATACTAAAAGATTATGATGAAGTTCTACAGCAGCAGTTTGTAGGGCAACAGAGTATGCATAAGTTGTTTAAAGATATGAAGGGAATTGTGGGAGATGATAAACTACGAAAGTATCTACGATCTGTAGATTTACAAGGTGTAATACCTTCTAAAAACTCAATAGCTTCTATCATCAGAGGTGATCTTAAACCTATCAGACAATCTCAAAATAGTAAGTTCTGGAAAGATAGAGAACGGCAACTAAGAGAAAAAACAGGTAACTCTTATGCACGAGAGTTAAGTAATCTTCGCCAAGATATGTCAAAGCTAGAACTTTTCTACATGAATAGTAATTTACTAGGTGATCCACCTGATGTAGTTATTGGAGAGGATTAATTATAAATGGAGATGGACGCACAGTTTCTATTTCAAGTAGGTGCTGTAGTAGCATCTCTGTCAGGTGCATGGGCATTGGTACGTGCACAGGTAGCTGCATTAAAGTCTACACAGAGTGAGATGAAGAACTATATAGATGAGTTGAATAGAGAACAAGACTTAGTAGAAAATAACGTAGCTGTTTTACGTAGTCAGATAGGAGTGTTGACTGCTATTCTTAGTCCTAACAACCTAGCAAAGGAATACAAACGTAAGGGAGTAGTACATGCTCAAATAATTAAGCTTCAAGAAGAAGTACAAGTATTACAGCACATGCACAATGGTCGTCATCCTACAATACAGAACAATGACTCTGTAGATGTCTAGGAAGACCACACAGAGCAAGTAGTATATTTTTGGGGGATGGGTAGCCAAGCCTATCGTTAACCCTACTCACGGGTCTTTATATGGCTTCAATTTCTTCTTGTTCTTCCTTAAACCAGTCACATTGTAAGAAAATCTTAGATGATCTTTCTTCACCTAGTATTTCTAAACTTCTAACTATCTCATCCTCTAGTTCTGCAATTGATTTAGGAACTTCATCATCTTTAGATGTTCTGATCTTAGACAAAACTTCCAAAGCTTTAATTGCACTGTTCGTATGCCCATTATTCTTAGCATATGTATATTGATTTTCAATCTCAGTGATGACATCAATATTAGTTTCTAATTCTTTTTCTAACTCTTCAATTCTTTCCTGTATATCATTACGCTGTACTAGTCTATGACCTTGTGTATGTGCAGACACATCAGAGTAACCAGCAATCTTAGCTGACTCAGTAGCATTCCTATATAAGACGTATGCTTGACAGAACTTTTCTTGTTTAAGATTTAATTCTTTAGTCACAGAATTTTTCCCATGTTAGGTTATGACTTAATAGTTGTCTAGCAGTTTCGTTGGAGAGAGAGTCAGCATCACTGATTAGAATTGGAAAGGACCAACTACAGAATGCCGCCTCTCCTCCAACGCTTCCGCAACTGCTTAGAAACATCATCATCAGAAAGCTTGTTAACTTTGTTTTCAATTTTGTTTCTTTCATTTGCATTGTCTACTGCTACTTCTAGTTCTTTCTTTTTCGAACTATCTTTACCTGCTTTAAAAGCAAATACTAAAGGAAGTATTTTTGTAAAGAAATTAAATATAGGAGAAAGAATAGACCACATTACTTTTCTTTTACTACCTTAATCTTACCTTTAACCGTTGGTACTTCTTCTACTACTACAGGTTTAGTACCTGTTTGTTTTGCCTTGCCAATAGTAAGGCTAAGAAACTCTACTGCTTTATATATCTTTCCGAGAATAGTATCTGGATCAGGTGTACGAGTACCTGCAATAAAGATACTGGCAATAGTGATGATACCTGTAAGAGTAGGTACAATAAGGTCTAAGTTACTTGTGATATTTTCTAGCATGGTAATTTCCTTTTGTTATGAGTTAAACGTACTGGAGTAGTATTTCTTATTACCGTGACGAGATGACGAATAAACTTCTTGTGCCAAGGTATTGTGTTTAGCATAAAACTCTACGTTCATATCTATTTGAGGAGCATCAAACAATTGTTCACAGTCTTGCGCCATTGCTAACAATTCCCCGGTAGTCCAAAATTCTTTTTCGTTAATCTCTACCTTCATGTACTTAACCTTACCATCAAATAGAGTTTCCTTTTGTTCTTTTTCAGAAATATCTGGAACAGAACAATCAAAACCAAACAGATGAAAGTTTCTAAACCCAAAGATATGTAGCATACCTATTGCTCTCATGGCTGCACACGTACCACCTGTAACAAAGGTTACATCATCAGGTATTTTAATTTGTTCTTCTTCTTCATAGTCATCTTTATTACTAATTCTATTTTTGATAGCTTCTGAGTAAGCGTGCCACCCATATACATTTGATGTTCGTTCAATAATGTATTCAGTTACTGAAGGTTCAGTCATAGACGCGATAAAGAATTTAGTACTAGGGTCTATGTTCTCAAACAAACTTTTACGTACAATACCATGAGTACTTTCTCCTTCAATGGTACGAGGATCAAGTATAACACAACCCCAAGGTTTGATACCAGCATCTAGTAGTTTAGGATAGCTGTGCTTAACACATATTATTTTAGCGTTAGTTTCTTTTTGTAATTCTTTTATCTTATCAAAGTCAATAGAAAAACCTCCTGATACTATGATAGCATTTTCAGAATGTCCATAGTATTGTTGAACACTATCCCAATTATCTATAAGTTTTAAGTTAGCATTAATATTATCTACAATATCATCCTTGGGTACGCAGTCTTTAGGATGAACGATAATAGGTATACGCCTAAGTTCAATAGGAATATCTTTTAACTTTGAATTGTTAAGAAGGACAGCTAGATGTACTAGACCACCACCAGATACTTTATCCTGTGATGGTAGCACATGCATACGCTTGCCTTCCATCTCATCACGAATAAGTTTATTAACACCTACCTTATCTTGAGAGACTGTATGACCATTCTGATCCTTAGAATAGAAGTCATCAAACACTATGACAGGGATATGTTTTAGATTATCGTAGTCACTTTTAATTGTGTCTTCACTATGTCCACCATCAATAAAAGCAAAAGGAACTTTCTTTAATTCTTTCTTAGCCTTTTTCAGTGTATCACGTGAGTTACCCTTATGTAGTTTAAAGGTAAAAGTTTTACCCTTCTCTTTCATCTTCTCTGTAAATTCAGTGAGTCGATTAAAGACTGCATCATAAGTATTGTGTTGCTTAATATTTAGTTCAAGCTTATCTGTCTCATCAGTAGCTTCTTCAAACAAATCAAAGCCAATGTAATGAAACTTATCTATCGTCTCAAAGGAAGCTAGTGCCATCTCAATTGCTCTACCACCATTCCATGTACCAATCTCTACAATCTTATTAGGATTGTAACTACGCACTAGCGTAGCAAGCTGACCATAACGAGGTAGTACTACGTCCTGTGAAAAGCCTTGCTCAGACATTACTTCCTGCTTACGATCACCCTTGTAATGCATCATAAATTTATTTAAAGAAGACTGTTCAAAGACAGCCAGTCCTTTAGCATCTGGTGTAAGGTTATGAACTTTCATACCATGTGCTGCATATATGTTAATGAAGCGAGTCATAATAAAGGCATCAGTCCATTCACGGTAAGCTATAACTTCTCCAATGTCATAGCATCCTCGAATGTCTGCAAGAAAGTAGTGAGGCATTTGATAGTCAAGATTAAAACCAATGAAGCCTGTCTCACTAAAGTCAATATCTTTTCTACCAAGATGTACTAACTCTGAATCTTTAGGGAAAGACTCAAACAATATTTCTTCATTAAGCTTACTGTGTGTGATTACGTCTGCATCCATCCAGATTAACCAACCACCTTTAATCTCATCTTCAGAAATTTCCATGAAGTAATCAGTCAAGGCGTATACTTTATGACACCACTTCAAAGCATCCATACGCCAGTTGTATTCCATCTGACCATTCTCTGTACCATCATGGTGCTTCATACGATCAAGGTAAGAAGTACGATCTTCTACTAAGTCCAAGTCTCTGTATTCAATAAGAGGTGACTTAGGAAACTGTGCGATCTGCTCTTCACTACAGGTGTCATAGTACGCGACCAGTTTTACATCATCTTCCCAATGCTCTACTACTGATTCAAGCATACTCTTAGCATAAGTAGTATAGTTTTTCCCACTAAACGAGGTAACGAAATTAATCATATGTCTTAGTATCCTTCATTCTGTTTCATCTCATAACATAACTCTTGCCATTCTTTAGCATAGAAATTATCTATATCCCTCTTGCCTTCCCAGTTCCTAAAGAGTGGTCCTCCTGTAGTAAAGTGTACTGCTTTAGGCTGAATACTCTCAGAGCTATGACCGTCTAACCAATTCCATTTCTCGTGCAAGCTTCCAATATTTTCTGACCAGTAAAAAGAATGTAGCCAAGCACCTGATTTAGTATTAACATCTGATACTGTCAGTTCATTTATTTCAGGATGATCACAATTCCATAGAACAAAGCTTGACCAGTTCTTTCTAAAATAACTTTGTTGTAATTTCCCATCCATCTTTTTCTCATCATTAGGTACATGGGTATGCTTCACACAAGAAATAGCATTAGTCTTAGTATCATTGTGAAAGACTTCCATGATATCTCCACGAACAAACATATCACAATCCATGAATAAAGCTTGACCATCTAAATGGTTTAGAAAAGGTACAAGAAATCTTGTAAAACTAAACTCAGTTGAGAAAGGTTTACGATCAAAGGTATCTACTTCCTGTCCGTTATCTAGTACACCGTTCCTGTGGTACATACCCATACGTCTTAGCTTATCTTGTTTAATAGGTACTATATTAATAGGTTCAGAAGAATATTTCTTAATAGAATATTCTAGTACTCGATAATATAAATCTTCTTTAGGATCGTAACCAATATAAACTGTAGGTAATTTACTCATGAAACCCTTCTATGTTAATGTTATAGTATCCTCACCAACCCATTGTCATCTTGACTTCCTCTGACACACTGTCCATCGTAAAGGGTGGTTCAAATGTTGTTACAACTTCAACGTGTTCCACTCCCGGTACGTACCCAGCCAGCCTTATATTCTCTGCAATCTCATCAGCAAAACCACACCAAGCACTTGTAAGTGTGTGTGTGATTGTAACCCATGCGTTGTTCTCTTCAATCTTTATATCATATATCAAACCAAGATCGAAGACATTGATACTTATTTCTGGATCGTGTACCTTCTTTAAGTTCTCAATAATTTTATTGGTATCTATTTTCATTTCTTAATTACTCCGACATACAGCTAAAGTTTTCACCCTAATAGTTGTACCGTATCGAATAGAATACTATAATATATATTAGTTGTCAAGAAAAAAGTTAACTAAAAGGTTCACCTCTAAACCAACAGACTAGAGAGGATCGTTCACCTTCTTTAACTTTAGTTACTCGATGAAACATGAAGGCAGGGAAGACAGCTATGCTTCCTATCCTACGCATATCTTTTAACGTAGAGAATTTCTTACTAGCTTGAGGATGTACCCAGTCTTGTACTTGAAAGTCTCCTCCTTTAAAATCATCATCAAGAGTTAGACTAAGAGAAAGTTTTCTTACGAAAGGATCAGCAGATGTCTCTACTCCTGTATCCATATGCCAGTCATAGAACTGACCCTTACCATAAAAAGAAACTTGAGGTGTTTCAAAACAATTGATATTAAAATTCCAGCCTGCGTCTATGTTAGCCTTCTCTACATAAAGTTGTAGGATGCTAGTCAACTCAGGATTTTCTAACCAAGCTACCCTATTGTTTCTAACCTCCTTCATATCAACATCACTGCCTTCTTTAAAGACTTTAGCTTCTTCTTTATCTAGTTCTTTACCTATAGTAGCTAACCCTTTACAAAGTTCTTTAGGTAACTCTTCTTTAAAACAATGATAACTATTCATTAAACTCCACAACTGCCCCCGTGTCCTGTGATGTCACAAATATCATGTGTCTCTAGTCCTTCTTCAAACTCTTCTCCTAACTTATCAACAGCTTCTTTATAAGGTACAGATGTTAGTGGTTGTCCACCACGACATGAGTCAGGGTATACAGTAAACCCACGTAAGCGGTGTGCATAAGAAGCAAGAGTATCAGTAAATTCTTTTACTGTATCTTCATTGTTAAGCTTGCTTCCCCATGATGGTAGATTAATAGTAGAAGAGATGGACATATCTACGTAATCTTGAACGTCTGCTTGAAATTTCATACGCCTCTTATAATCTTCCGCAAGATCAAGAGCAGACTCAATATCTTCAGGTCTGGTATCATATAGATCAATCAACTCTTGTGCTGCACTGTCTACTACATACTGATAGTGCCACCGTGTACCAGCTTTCAAGTACCTACGCTTATAAGATACAGCAAAGATAGGTTCTACACCTGTGCTAGTACCTGCAAGAATACCTATTGATCCTGTAGGTGCGATAGCACGATTAGCTACTGGCCTACTCAAGTCCATTTCATCAGCAGTCTTCTTAGAAGTATCATCGCTTACTCCTTTATAAACTCCTAACCACTGGTGAAGTTCGTCAGTAACTTCATACTTAGAACCACGCTTGATCAACCACTCGTGCATTCCCATCAAACCTAAACCTAGCCTACGATTCTTTTTACGTACATCATATATCTTATCATAAGGTAGCTTGGCTTTAAGCGTACCACATATAAGAAACTTAGTTGCTAGGTGTACAATATCTTTAAACTCTTTAAGAGTATCTACCCTGCCTAAGTTAACTGATCCTAAATTACAAACATCTGAATCATCTTCCGAGGTAACTTCAGTACAAGCGTTGCGAAGTGTTTCGTTTTCTTTATCAAAGAAGTTGAAACTAAATCCCGGTTCAGCGGTACGTAAAGCTTGTTTGACATTCTGCCTAAAAGTATTCCCAACATCCCCAGTCTCCCAATAATTTAAAAGCCATTCAGTATCATAGTTCACACTAATATTTGTCATGTCCATTGGTGCAACAAAGTTAAAGTCTTGTTCCTTAACCTGACCAATAGTAAATCCTGTGTTACCAACAGGCATATCATTCCAGTTCTTACTGGTAAGAAACTTATCAATATCAGGATGCTTCCAGTTAAGACTGGCATAGATAGCAGACCTACGACTACCACCCTGCATAACTCTTCGACCAATTTCATTTAACATTAACATCTTAGGGATAGGACCAGATGAAAGACCACCAGTACCTGCAAGAATACGACCTTCCTCACGATAAACAGAATAGTCTACACCAATACCACCGCCTGTCATTAAGCATGACTCTGCCTTCCATGAAAGGTCTGCCCAGTCCTCACGTGTATCCTCTTCTGCACGTAAGAGATAACAATTATTAAAAAATTTGTTTGGTCTACCTGCGTAGTAGAGATAACGACCACCCGGTATAAACTTTAGATCAGTAATATATTCTTTTAGCTGGTCTTTTTCATCTTGCTTTAACTGAGGTGTACATACATCATCAACTAGTACAGATGCTAGGCTTGCCCACGTTTCACAACCATGATGAGCATACTTATGTTTGAAAATATCCTCGCTAAACTTAGAACGAAACATTGGATTTTCATTAGAGCGGAAGGTGGGCATTAATTTATACTCCTTTAGTTATGCTATCATGTACATAAAGCATGATTATGGCATAGTGAATAATCTTTAACAAGTCCTTTCTATTCTTTCCTTCTTTGTTACCATATCTTTTCCAGTACTTTAGTATGTTACCCATGACAAACCCTTCACCATGACCACTATCGAGTATAACATCAGTGGCTTGGTACTTACCTTTTGCATAGTGTTCCTTATAAGTAGAAGAAACATACTCATGTATCTCGTCTATATAATCTCCTTCTTCAAACTTAAAGTTAGGAAGCGTAGCATATAGCTGTGCTATCTCTGAGTCTCTATCCATTTTATTTCTCCTAGTCGAATGTAAGGACTGCATTGATTCTTTTACGTACATATTTTATCTCTTTAGATTTAAGAACTTTATAAGCAAAGCTTCTTACATAGGCAGGATCAACACCTGCTACATCACATACCGTAGAGAAATCTTCTGATGTCACACCTACGGATGCAAAGAACCATGCTTTAGCATTGTTACGAGAGACTATAGACTCTTTAGATTCTTTAAGATGTTCTGGTTTAGTAGCATCTAACATTGCTTGTAGCAAGACGCTAAGGAATAGTAGTTGTTGAGGCGGTGCCTTTTGATTTTCTACTAACTTCTCTATCTCTACTAGAAGGTTTTCTTTTTTGCTCATTTAACCAACTGTCAGGTAAACCATCAGAAAGTTTACAGTATAAAAAATTATGTTTGTTGCACCAATCTGCATAAGTTGACTTGCTCCTTTTGTATAATTTACTAGCTGGTCTATCAAATACAAACCGTACATCAAGATCAGGATTAGATTTTCTTAGGAATAAATGTTTCTTCCTATCTTCTAGTGTGAACCTACCCTTAACTTCTAATACAATACCTGAAGGTAGGACAAAATCAGGTAGATATCTTTTAGATTCGATCCACATATACGGTATGTAGTATGGTTCAAATTCATATTTAACTTTTATACTTTTTAAGTAACCCGCTGTAGTCCGTTCGCTTCCTGACCTATATCTCTCAACCATAAATTTCTTCTACATCAGGGGTACGTTCTACGTGTGTAAGAAACTTTGAACTATTTGCATACTTGAAGTTCCGCAATCCTTTACCACCATTAGCACTAGACCAACAATCATGTTTATGCTCACAAAAAACACACCCAACAGCAAGGCGGCGATTGCCAGACTTACCATCAGGAATATCATCATAGCACCTATCAGGTAGAATAGGAGACTTGACCATCTTTTTAAGATGATTGATTCTTTCTTCTGCATTTATCATCTCCATGTGATGAACAGGACAATATGTTATTTCTCCACTAGACTTATCTATAACTACAAATCCTGCTTCTTTCACCTTGTTAGCCTGAGCGTATGCAGATAGCTGTGCTATGTATCCGAATGGATCATCTGTAAATATAGCACCTTCCTTAAACTTTTTAAAGGAGAAGCTGGACGCACTCTTAAAATCTACTAAGACATTATCTACTCTAGCATCTTGATGACCTACAACACCTCCAATTTTTAATTCTTTTTGTTGGTCTGTAACAGGATGTCCTGCTGACTTACATAAGAATACCAGAAGGCTTTCAAGGATATGACCATATAAGAATTTTATGTAGTCGTTTCCTTTCAAGCCTTCTTCTGTACTCTCTCCTTCTTTATTTAAGTTGTACCAAATTTTTCTATCAGGATGACCAATAAGAGATAACCTTAGTGTCTTCTTCTTCTTATGGTTTTCTTTTAACGCAAAGGAAACAGAATGAACAATCTCTTCTGCGAGTTTAGATAGATCATCTGGGGATACATTTACTTCTTCATCAGACGTGAAGAGTGAATATATATCTTCCACCAGTGTATCTATTTTTTTATTGTTCATTCTGTTTATTCCTTTTAAACTTCGTTCAAACGGTAACGTGTATAACTCTCACCCTCGGGTGTCTTAGCAGTCATAGTATCAATGTTGTGACCACGCTTACGTAGCGAAGCAATAGAAGCGGTGAGGTTCTCTGCCCACCCCTGTTGGATAGCAGTCTTACGAGTAACACGCATTCGTTTCTGCAATGCACGTAGAACTTTTTGATCAGTAGTCAATATACTTATTCCTTTTCAAGTTGATACTCAAACATCTCATCAATTAGATCATAGAAAGAATACTGTCTTTCCCATCCTAGTTCTTTTTCTGCCTTGGTAGGATCACCCAACAATAGATCAACTTCTGTTGGTCGAAAAAACTCAGGACTACAATTAACTAGGATACCTTTATACTCTGAATTTTCTTTGATGTCAAACCCTATTTCATTTACACCTTTCTCTTCCCATTGAAGTTGGACACCAAGATATTTATTAAAACCATACTCAATCAATTCTTTTATTGAGTGTGTCTTACCTGTAGCAAGAACATAATCTTCTGGTTTATCTTGCTGCATCATAAGCCACATACCTTTTACATAGTCAGCGGCATGTCCCCAATCACGTTGAGCATTCAGATTACCTACGGTAAGGTAGTCTTTCCTGCCTAGCATGATATCTATTACACCCTTAACAATTTTTTGTGTAACAAAATTATCTCCTCGCAATGGAGATTCATGATTGAAAAGAATACCATTGCAAGCATACATCCCATAAGCTTCTCGATAATTCTTTACCATCCAGTAGCTATACTGTTTAGCTACACCGTAAGGACTACGTGGATAGAAGGGAGTAGTCTCTGTCTGTGGTACTTCTTGTACCTTACCGTACAGTTCAGACGTAGAAGCCTGATAGAATTTACAGGTGTCTACTATACCTAAAGTTCTGATACACTCCAGCAGTCGAGTAGTTCCTAGTCCGTCTACATCTCCTGTATACTCTGGTATATCAAATGATATTCTTACATCTGATTGTGCAGCAAGGTTGTATATCTCATCAGGTTTAGTATCTTTAATAATCTTTAATAGACCTGACGTATCAGTCAAATCTCCATAGGATGTATGGAAATTTGAATTACTACTTATGTTTTTTATCCTAGATAAATTATCTACAGATGACCTGCGAATAATAGAGTGGACTTCGTAGTCTTGTTCTAAAAGAAACTCAGTAAGATAAAAACCATCTTGACCTGATCCTCCTGTAATCAGAGCGGTCTTCATTACTTACCTTCGTCAGTAGGTTTAGTGAGTTTAAAATAAACATACCTCTTAGTACCATTATCATCTTTAAGTACAAAGGCTTTTGACTTTTCTTTAGGCCATTCAGTTCGACCTATATATTCCAAATTGTGTCCTTGCTTTACTTGTTCAACAGCTTTGCTAACAAACCCATCATCTACATCTGTAATAAGGTAAGTACCAAAGATAAATATCAATCCTAATCCAATTAGCATTTGACTCTCCTATTTAACTGTTTAATTAAAGTAACAGTCCCTCTCCACACCTGTTACAAATACTGCCCATAGTCTTATCAATAATATTCTTCGATAAGATCAGCAGACCCTAGTGCAACTACTTAGAACGGTACTTCTTCTCCCTCTTTATCTTGTGAAGCTACTGTATAACCACCATCTACAGTATCAAAGTTTGATCCATCTCCACCATACGAGATTAGATCAACAACCTGTACTCCCATCAGGTCTGTAGCTACTCCACTCTTACCTGCATAGGTCCAATCATAGGTAGAGAATTTAACATTAACCAAACTACCATTACCTACAAGGCTACCATCCCAAGTGTTGTTCTGAGAATCTTTAATAATAGGTGACGGACGTTCCGAACCATCTTTCTTATGGACCTTTCGTTTAATCTTTACAAAGTCTCCACGGTCATCACCTTTATTCTGAATGACTACACCCAAACTTTCTACTTTCTTTTTGGTGTCTTCATCAAGACATACATCTACACACCATACAGGTTCAAAGGTAGTGTTAGGTTGAGCGAGACTTGCCCAGTATGCCTTACCAGAAATAATATTAACGTCCATTTTATAGTTCCTTTTGGTTGTGCCACTCTGTTGTGACTTGATCATTAAGTTTGTAACTTACACTAACATTGACTAAGTGTCAACTCCTTTCTTTAATTTTTCTCTGTCTCTATATTTTAAACGCTCTACTGCCTCCGCATAGCTATACAATTCATCTTGATATGCTACATATGCTGGACGACGTAGCTTACCTCCTGCTCTACCAAATCTTCCTTGTGTAGCTAACTCATCAGCAAGCATGAATCCTTTAAGTTGGAACGTGTCTTCTCCTTTCTTAACCATCAAAGCAAATAACTCTATGCCAGATGTATGCTTTGACGTAGACAGTAACATACCTTTCTCATGTGTGGTAGCTTTAACATCAATACTAATACCATCTACTGTAAGGTCACCATTATCAGTACCTTTAGCTTTTGACTTAGGTTTTAAGACTAAGAAATCTTTAGGATACATATCAGACATCTTAGCGAATGCTAACTCTGCCTCTGCTCCAAGAGTATCTATTTTATGTGTGTCTGCTACAGCAGCATCGTATATACCTGCTCCTCTATTTTGTTTGTTGCGAGACTTACCTATAAAATCACTTACCTTTAATTCTGTAGGGTTAAGAGTTACTAGTGAGTCTCTGACCAATTCTGGCCGATCTTGTACTCGCTGTCCAATGGGCATTTTACTTGTAACTTCCTTTCTGTTTCCTTCATTGCTTGTTTAGTTAACTCTCCAAATATTTTAGCATGTGGTTTAAATACTTCATGCTGATATTCATCATGTATAGATGCAACTAAGTGAGCATTCATTTTATTCTTACGTAAAAGAATATCTATATCTACTAACCACTGCTTACATATGACAGCACCTGCTCCTTGTATTAATAAATTAACTGCTGCATGTTGGTTACGTACTTTTAAATGCCTGCCATCAAGTCCAATAAGATAACCTTTACGACTAGCTTTGTCAACTCTTTCTCTAAGCACAGCTAATGCTGGTACGTTAGATAGGAAAGTATCTATAAGACGCTGACCATCCTGTGCTGTACCACCTACTACACTACCTATCTTAGCTGCACCAGCACCAAAAATAAATGCATAGATGAATGTCTTAGCCTGATCACGTGTATCTAGGCCAGCATTCTTTTGATTTGATGTATGGATGTCACCATCTACTACTTCACTGGTGAATTTAGGATCGTTAAGATAGTGTGCTAATGCACGTAACTCAAGCGAAGAAGCATCACAACCAACAAGAACATTATTTGTATCTCCAACGGTCCAGCACTCTCTACACTCTTTACCATAGGGAGAGTAACTTGCAGGAACTTGCGCCATATTAGGCGAGTGATGTGCCATTCTTCCAGAGATTGCACGTAGTGTAAGAACTTGTCCATGTACTTTTCCATCTTCGTGTAGTGCAGCTATCCAAGATTTGATCTGTGCAATACGCTTCTTTAGAGTTAGATATTCTGCAATCATCTGTGCTTCAGGTATCTTAACTTCCCGAAGCACAGATTCATCTACGATTGCTTGTCCTTTTTCTGTATGTTTCTTAGGTTCCCATCCTAGACTTACTAGTCTACGAACGATCTGTTGACGGGAGGAAAGATTAAATGTCTGGTAGTCAATGGAAGTATGCGGTCCTCCAACTGTTGTTGGGTCTTGTATATGCCGCAGACCCACAACAGAAAGACTGCCATCTTTTTTGTAACGAGGTGTAATCTCTTTAACCGCCACAGGAATAGGAACAAATCTTGTTTGAACTTCTCCTTGTAACACATCTGACTTGTCTTGTAACCGTGCGTTAAGGCCAACTGCTTTCTGTAAATCAAGGGTAAACCCATTCCTTTCTTGTTTACTGACTAACGATCTAATCTTATATTCAAGATCAATAGATCGTCTGCCAATATTTTTTATATCTTGTTGTAGATTAATCCATACCCGTTCAGTTATGTCCACATCTCTTTTACAATAAGTGATCATCTCTTCAGACAGGTGATCGAAGTCTTTAAAGTTTATCTTATGGTAATCAAATCTTTTACCCCATGCTTGAAGAGAATGCCCATCTTCTCGCACTGGATCAATCAACTGAGACAGGATCAAAGTGTCTTCTACTTGTGACAGTTTGATCTTTGTCCCTGTTAATCTGTTAACAATTGGAGCATCAAATGATATCCCATTATGCATTATAAACTTGTTTACTCTCTTAGCAAATAGGGGAAAGTACTTATAACATTCTTTTTCTTTCCAAACATGAAACTTTCCTGACTCTCTTTCTTTAGCTACAATACAGTGTATAACTGTAGCATCTAAGCTATCAGTTTCTATGTCTAGAACTACATCCATCTACAACTCAATCTCTTCTTCACCATCCCCATCCTTACCTAAACTATCTACCTCTGTCAAGCGTCCTGTGTCATTGTTAAAGAACAGATGACACGCTGCACCAGTGTCACCACTATACCTATTCTTTAGCACTCGTATGGTAGTAGTGTTAGCAACATTAGGATCATCAGATTGTTGGTTTCTTTCCATAGCCACCACCCCGTCCGACAACTGAGCGATGCTCTGGCTCCCGCGGAGGTGGGCGAGCGACACCTCTTTCCCGTCTTCATGTCCCTTGTCTGCACCTGTCCTACGTAAGTGAGACACAAGCAACAAGGCTACGTTAGTTTCTTCTACTATAGATCGTAGCTTAGTCATCAAGTTATCAATGTTCCTACGCTCATCATCACCTTCCAAGCCTGACACAAGGATCGATAGGTGATCAAGGAATATCCACTTACAGTCCAGTGCTTTGATCATGTACCTGATACGTGCAAGTATCTCATCAGTCTTCATGCTACCAAAGTGATCGAAGGCATAGAACCTACGTGTCCCTACCGTAGCTTCTTGCCACTTCTCCAAGTCACCACGACTAAACTGTTCACGTACTTCTCGGATGTACAATCTAGCGTTAGCTTCTACTGACATGAGGTGGAAGATAGTTGAACGTACATTCTCTTCCAAAGAAATGACACCAATGTTTTCATCTGTGTTCATGAGTACATGGTGTTGTAACTCTCTGATAACACTAGACTTACCAGTACCTGTACCTGCGGTGAAGGTTACTAACTCACCTGTACGTATACCATACAGCTTATCGTTCATGCCTTGCCAAGGATATGAGCAGGTCTTGTAGCTACCCTCATCATACAATGCATCACCCATGTCAGCTAGGTTAAGAATACCTGCTGGTGTGTACATCTTAGCGTTCCACCATGCACGGGTAAAGTCTTCGCGCTTACCTTTGATAAGGTAATCACAAGCATCCTTGTAGTCAGTAAGGTTTACGATCTTACATTGATCAGGTTCAAACAAAGATGCTACCTGCTTTGCTGCCTTGTT